TTGGATGAGAAGAAGGTGAAAAACCTTCTTGATGAGTTTTTTCTCGAAGGCAATGTTGATTTGCACCGATGGATGTTGATGGCAAAAGGGAAAATTAAGGCATCGCGGGAACCTGGGGCTGATGGAAAGGTGGATCATTCGCAGACTATCATGTATCTTGAGAATAGCAGTACGAATGCGATGTATTCGGCAATGACTCGTAGGTTCAAGGAGTGCTTGGATGAGTGCTTGCGGCCCGAGATTTGCCTTAATGGTCAGAGAAGTGATGAAGAGCAGGAGGAATGGTATAATTCGCTTGAATCCGTTCGTCAGTCCCATCATAGGACTTATAGCTATGCTGCAGATGTTAAGTGCTATGATAGGTCTCAGGAGCATGTTGCTTTGCGTGTAGATTTGGAATTCTATAGGCGGCATGGTTTGAGTCCCGAGAGACTTAAGATATGGGAGCAGACTCATGGAACGAAAAAGGCTTTGGCAATGATGTTTGGTGTTGTTCTGACAATGGTTTTAGGTGGTGTGTCAGGTCTTTGGAAGACATTGATGCGGAATGGTTTGGTGAATTTGGCTGCTATAATTGTTTGTACAGGTGTTACGCGACGTGATGTGGTGATGCTTGATGTCAAGGGCGATGATTCAGATTCTGAATTCGCTAAACCAGTTGAGGTTGAGACTGCTGTTGAACGAATGAGTCTGACGTTCAATTTCAGCGCAAAATTCTTCACCAATGATGTGAGGTATATGTGTAAGTCGTTTCGATTGAAACAAAATGGGCGTTGGTATTTTGTGGCTGATCCTTGGGCTCGGGTGCAGTCGTTGTGTACGCCTTTGTGGATTGGTAACAAGGAGGATAATTTGCATGAGCGATGGGTATCATTGTGCGCTGATTTGCGGCACTATGATAATGGTTTCTTGGTTGATGCTGTTGCGGAGGCGGCTCAACAGTATTACGGGCTGTCACGTCCGTTATATGGTATGGCTCGTAGTTTGGCGGCCATAAGGAGTGATAGGAATGTTTACTTCAATTTTTTTTCTCCTCCTGAGAAAATAGATTAGTTGTTTTTTTTTCCTTTTGTTTGATTGGTTATGTGTTTGGTTGAAAAATTGAAAACAATTTGCAATTATTATTGTGGATTGCGTTGAAAAAAAAATAACGAAGAGATTACGGTGACGCGTATTCTTGGGTATAATGTTACTGTGTAGATGAAGTTAGATTCTACCGTAAAAGATCGTGTGGAC